AACATTGAGTCCTGATGGTAGTTCTTTTTCTACAAACTTTGCAGAAAATACAGCAACAGCCCAACATAAATTAACAAGGTCTGTAAGTTTTGATGGAAGTAGTACATATACATTTAGTGTTTTTGTAAAAAGTAACGGTAGAGATATTTATTTAGATGTAGGAAATAATACAAAATTTGGTGGTAGAGCAAGTTTTAATTTAACCACAGGTGTAGCTACAAGTGTTATGGGTACACCATCTATTGAAAATTTTGGTAATGGATGGTTTAGATGTATCGTTACAG